TCCTTCTTTGGCTTGTATTCACGGTTTACAGTAATATCACGCTGGAATCCCCATACACGGTTTGATGGGAATGTCAAGTCGACATACCCTGCAGGGTAGTAAGGTACTTCCTGAACTTCAATTCCAAGAACACGAGTTGTACGTGCTCCACCGAATGTCTGTCCAAGTCCGTCTAGATAGTTCTGACGGTTTGCTTGTGTGCTTCCTGGGATTTGACCAGCGAATGCTTCAGCAACTGCATCTGCAAGGGTACCGTTATTCTTAACGATTCCTCCAAATGCATCTGTACCTGCGTAGAACTTAAGATTATTCTTAAGTGCACGGTACTTACGTGGCATTGCGTTGATAACCTTTTGCATAACATCAGGAGTCCAAGCATTATCTGCTACGGTTACTACTGCTTCATGTGCCTTTCCACCAGTCTTGGTCTTCTTTACGAAACCAGTCATGATGTTAAGGAATGGTGATGTTGTTCCATCGCCGTTAATTGCCAAGTCTTCGATATCATTTGCAAACGCATTTGTCATCAAACGTACTAGGTGATCCTCAAGAGCATCTCCTTCTACGCCATCTTCAAGTGCTTCAGCAGAAACTTCCCAGTCAAGACGAATCTTCTTTGTAGTTAATTCGACCTTTGAGAATGTTGCTCCTGTGTTTGTATATGTACCATCTGCTTGTGCTGCTGAACGAATTACACGCTCTCCTACGTTTACCTTTTCAAGTTCCATAGAGTTTGCTCGCATTGTGACCTTACGGCCATCATTAGCAAGTACTGTTGCATCCCAAACATAGTCGATAAAACGACGTGCCTGCTCAGGACGTAGAATTCCAGATGCTGCGCCACCCGAAGGGTTTACAGCATTCGGACCTGTAGTCTCTCCAAGAGTTGCTACTGGTGTATTTCCCAATGTGCTTGCGCCTGGGTTTGATACTCCACCAATTCCTCCTGAAACGAATGCGCCTTGTCCTTGGTAAAGACCTGGGGCGGTTCCGCCCACGTTACCAGCAGTTCCTGGCTGATTCTTTTCTATATTTTGTTCCGACATTATTTCACCTCCAAGTGACTTTATACTTTAAATAGATCGGTTGTTTTGAGGAAACTTCCGCCCCATATGGATTTTTCAACCATTTCAGGCTGATTCTGTACAATCTCTCCGAGATCGCCAGACTTTCGGAAAGCAGTATCTTGCTCTACAAGTTCTACACGCTTACCAAATTCATTAAATACATCTGTTGCTGATGCAATATCTTTTGCAACTGCTTCAAATGAGTCTTTTGCTACTTCAACGTCAACTTTTGAAATCTTAAGTGCTTCCACTTCAGACTGCAAAGACTTGACTGTTGCTACTAGATCGCTAAAGGCGGATGTTAGAGTATTCTTGATCTCTGTAATTGTTTCAATTACATCATCTGACTTAGATACCTCTGTAGTAGTTTCTTCAACAATAACTGCAGGAGTCTCTTCAGACTTCACAATTTCTTCTGTTGCTTGAACTTCATCAGTTTTTGCAACTTCCTCTGCTGGTGATTCAACTACGGCATCAACCTCTGGAGCGACCTGGACTTCTTCAACTACGACGTCAGTTTTTTCAATAATCTCTTCTGATGCCTTCTTTGTTGCTTTTGTCATAGGTTCTACCTCCTTGTTAATCTTAGAAGTATTAATGCCTTTAGCACTATCAACTAAGAATTTTATCATTGTAACCTTTTCATTATCCGTTTTTTCAACGAACCCTATGTTTTCCATTTCGATTCCTGTGGTTGGGCTAACCTCAGATTCATTTTCTGAAACCATAACAATGCCAGATTCTTTATCATAAAAAACATTCTCTAAAATAGTTTCATCACCTTTTACAACATCTAATCCATTAACTTTTTCAACAGACATAATATTTGCAAATTGATTTGCTGGAGAATCTACAAGACTCAATTCAACTAAATCATATTCTTTAATAATTCTAATTTGTGAATCTGACTTTTCGTCATATCCATCATCCCATTTGTTCATTCTTCCACCAATTGAAAAACCAGTATACGTTCCATCCAGAACCTTTTCCCAAGCATCCTGGGCACCTTTTGAAATATATGCAGAAACAAAAACACCAGAATAAAATTTCTTTGTTTCTGGATCAAAATATTTATCTTCTTTAAAATCTACCATTTTACCAATTGCAGATGGCTGATGCATTTCTCTAATATTACCACGAAACTTTGCAAAAGCGCTCATTGACGCTTCTGATGTAACAATGTCCATTTGTTTATCTAGGTTATCTAAAGAGGCAAATCCTGAAACTATTCGACGTTGTTCATCAACCTTTGTCAAAGGCATTGAAAGACGTAGATTTTCCCCATCTGAATTCCAATGGGCTTTGGATATGCTGCTCACCATTATATTATAAACCCCTTTTTTGCAATATCTTACTATTCGGACAAATCAGACAACTCATCAAGTTTTCTGCCTTCTCCCTTTGGGTTTCTACCAGATACTGTTGAGGGGCTGTCAGAATTATTGTTTGTTCTTTCTGAGTCTCTTGAACGATTAGCGGTTGCTTCCGCAGCCTGCTGTGGCTTTAGATCTAACGGATCATCTCCACCATCTCTTTGAGATAGGCCAAGGATCTGACGTGCTTCATTTGGAACCATAATCTGATTCTTGACATATCTTTCAAGTATCTGAGATTGAGCAATTTCATCAGTTAATGTAAGTTCATTAAACTTAAAGTCTAATATGTCTGTTTTTTCACGAACAATTTTATTAATCATCTTTTCAAGTTGAGCCTGTGCTGGACGAGCAACCTGTTCTTTAAATGTACGATCTTGTGCTAATGCTGCTGCAATGGCAGATGAATCTGAGCCTCCAAGTTTTGAGAGTGGGACTTGGTGTGCTACAAGAATATCATCACGATTTTGTTTTCTATACTTTTCAAAAGAACCCTCCTGAACACCATTTTCAATTGGCTCCATCTTAAAGTCAACCTTGTTTGTATCACTATCTCCAGGAAGCGGTATATAAAGAGTTCTATGAGACTGCCCCTTTAGACTTGTTTGTAGAAAACGGAACATTTTGTCTTCTGCATCAGCAGATAGTTTTGCACCCTTTAAAGTTACAACATATCTTGGCACAGCCTTATTGCTAAAGTAGTCAATGTTGTATTGAGAAGCAAGTGCGTCTCCAATAAGAGAAGAAACTGCTGACATTACATCTGGAACACCATAAAATGTATTTAATGGTGAGTATGATTTAAAATGTATAATCTCATTTGGTCTTGGATCATCAGTAATCATGTTTTGATTCTTTGCCCCAAAATTTCTAAAATATACAGTTTTATTTCCAATTATTTGGATATATCCATCTCTTAATCGTCTGACACGCATTGTTGTTGCTGGTATATGTCCAACATATCCAATATCTCCACGTGTTGTTCTTCCTATTTCTAGATAACCATTTCCAATTGACTCAAGGTCAGTATAAACTTTTTCCATTGTCGAAGTAAATGAATCATCATCATTTAAAGATTCAAGCCAATCTCTTACCTCTATCTTTGCTCTTTCAATTCTTTTGCGAGCACGGTCTGTTGCACCGCTATCAGTTGATGCCTCAAGTTTAAGCATTGTTCTTGGAGATATTTCAAAGTCATATCCAAGACCTACAATATTTTCCACTTTAGCATCAATTGCTGCGTGATTAGCAAAAGATGTATCATAGTAGTTTGCCAACTCATAAACATTCCATGGCGGGGTAATTACATCAAATAATCCGTAGGCATTTCTAAAAACAGTTCCTGGATTAATTTCTTTAGACTTGGCACCACTTATACCAACTTTTCCTGCAGAAGCAGATTCAAGATATGCATCCGTAACCTCTTGCTTTACAATTCTCTGAGACCTACGTTTAAAATTAGCATCTAGGCCATTAAAGTTTTTTATTTCATCCCAGGACTTATTAAAGGGATCTAGTTCTTGAAACCTATTTATCTCTTCAGATAGTTGGTCTATTCTTGCCCCAACAAAATATTCTTTTTCTTCTTCCATTATTCTTCATCTCCATAAAGGGCAATCGTATCTTTTGCTGCTTGTACTGCGCCAAGATCATTCATAGATGGAATCAAACCAGATTTAAACCTATCAACCTGCTCAGAATATTCTTCTTCAGAAACTCTTGTCAATCCTGGAACAAATACTGCTGTACCTTGGCCATCATCACCGTAGTGCATGGCTGCTTTTTTTAATTCTGAAATTCTTCCAATATCGTTTTTCATTGCTGGGATATTTAATACAGATCCTGTCCCGTCAGTAAACCATTTACCATCAGACTTCTTATAAACGTAAAGTCCCCAGTCATACATCTTATCAATGACTTGGCGTCTAACATTTTTTACAATTGGTTGCCCAGTTTCAGGGTTAATTAATGAATCCATAACCATAAGTATACCATATTAGGCAGTAGTTGGTATTACGCCCTGCCATCTAATATCAGAATTTACAGAATATTCATAGTTTCCTATAGAAAATGGCAAAATGTCATCAACAATAAATTTATTTGTTCCAATATAGGCACTGTAGATTTCTTCTGGATTTGCCCCATATGTACTTCGGGTTGCTGTCACTAAAACACCATCCCATAAATAGTTGTAGAAATCCCAAAAATCCCAATCGTAAAAACTTGTAGGGTCGTTAGTTACTTTTACTCTAAACCATGGCCTTTTCTGAACATCTCTGACCTCTGTAAGTCTTGAGGCCTCATATAAAGAAACATTATTGAATGTTCCTGGACCATTAAAATTGAGTTCTCCCGAAATAGTATCCATATTTAATAAGTCAACAAAACTGAGTCCAAAGTAGTTCCACTCTTGAGCCGTTATAACTAAATCTTTTACAACCTTTCCATTAAGATAAAAAGATAATCCATTTTCAATTTGCCCAGTTTTTGAACTTATAGCATAGATTTTTCCACGCTTTCCATTTGGGTCTGTTGCAACAACATAAAACCTAATCTTTTTACTATTATTACTAAAGTTAAATATTTCTGTTGGAGAGTATGGGAAAAAGTCTTGATCATACCTAAAGGCAAATTGTGCTGCCATTAAATCAAACTTAGAATTCTTATGGTTATTAATGGGAATAGAAATGCCACGCTCAACAAAAGGTTCAAAATCTCCAAGAACTTTGATTCCACTATTTCTTGTTAAATAAAAATATGGAGTGCTTCCTTTATATATTGAAAATGGATTTTGAGATTTGTTATCATAGTAAAGCCCAGATACTTTATACGGATATATATCCATGCCAAGTTTAGTTCCTATTGGATTTGGCATTGTATTATTAAATGCTTGAGATGCCAACTGTAATTGTTTTAGAACAACTGGGCTTCTAGATTGTCCATCAGTAAAAAATTCAATATGTACAGTTATAGATAAATCAGAAAAGTTTACACTTGGTGGTGGATAAACAACCATCCCGTCAACAAATTCATACTTAGTGGTTATCCATTCATCTCCTGGAGAAATTACGCCATTTTTTGGAGCCATAGTCAAGTCTGTATAATCTCCATAGGTTTTTGTTAATTCTGAGTTAAACTTAAATGTAACATAAGTTTTTATAAAA